CATAATCACTCCATTCTATGATGTACTCATCATAGCTTCCATCAATCGCAAGTGATTGTGCTGCAAATTGCGAATTCGGGCTTGAATTACTCCACAACAGCTTTCTAGTTTCAACTGTTGCTAACATTTTCTTGATTTCAAGTAACGTATTTAAAACACTTATCATATTACACCTCCTACGCTCTTATTGTTGATCCAAAAAATGAAGCAAGTTCATTTTCTGCGGTGCTGTTATCAATGCGTACATCACTTGTAGAGGCATTCAACTTCTGTAATTCAGTTTTTAAATCATTGATATTATTCTGTAGCTTTCCTGCTGCAGTTCCGTCAATTGCCCCTGCAAGGATTGACTGCCAACGGTCCGTAATTGCCTCTAGCCCGAAGTTCGTCGGAAATGCCGGAAGAACGAACCCGCATAGCTCTCTATCTGGTCTCTGATCAAGAATTACGGCGCTCGTAATATCTGATACACCCGCACCAACATATATGTCAGCTAGAGCGAGCTCGTAGTAGTTAGGTTGCTGAACTAGATTAGGCGCTATAGGTGTTGTTGACGGCGTGCCTTCCTTCTTGTATATAAGCATGTTACGAACACTGTCGGAAAGGTCGAGCCTTACAACAATTCTGTCAATCCTCTTCAGTGACGGATGAGCTTGCGCAATGTTAATCGTCTCTTCTCTCGTGTTTCGCCCAAGGGCTCCTTCGATAACGCAACCTCCAGGCATAACTTTAACCTTCATACCCCCAACTGCCTGTACTTGCATGTCAGAGCCGTCCGCCCTAACGGTCGTTACACCATTAGACCAAACTGATTTAAAAACTTCCCTTACGTCACTATCTGACACAGCTCTATCACCGTTAGGGTCTGAATCAAAATGTGATTGTAGTGGTAATGCAATCATTTAGTTACCTCCTTAAATACTTAAAGCGACATAGTTCTGTTTGCGAGGTGTTCCCATAACAAGCTGTACCTCTACAGAGTTCTTGCGGTGCACCTCCTTTACTTCCATTATCCGGGCCGTGAACATTTGCTCTATATCATCAAGGACTATCGTACATATGTCGCCTAGGTTGTAGTCCCGTAAGTAATAAAAAGTGTTCTGGAGCGCATCAACATTAATTGTCTCTTGTCTCCAGTTGTTTAGCATCTCGAGTTTCGCTTGATTTCGCAGTTGCTCCCTAATGGTTAATTCGTTGGCCACTTTCAGCTCGATGCCGGACACGTTTCCTTGAATCACCTTTTTTGGATATAGGTCAAGATCTCGAGGACGATTCCCTTCGTCGATATAAAACTCCCGAATTAAGCTCTTAGTGCTGCCTTGCTCATCTGTAACTAGCTCCTCTTTGGAAAAACCTGTCTCCTCCATTGTCTGCCTTGCCTCTACAATCGACACTACTCCGCTATCGTCGTAGATATATTCGATTTTCGAAACATTCGCCCATCCAACTCCGAAGATTACTTTATCCCTTAAATCTCGACCATGAAGAGGGTATACCTTGTATAGGAAGTGCGGCTCTTTTATTTTGTGTTGCCACTCCTCTATCCAATCAACAGACTCTTTATACGTCTCCGCAACCTCGACCGATATGCTTAACCCATACAGCAAACAAGCATCATATAGCGATGTCGCTGCGTCGGTTCCGCCTTTAAAGGAATAGACTAGCTCCGGCATCCACTCCGCATCGTAGTCGCCCCACACTTGCCCAGGTACCGATGGTGGTATGCTGTGGTCAGTTAGGTGCGAAGAGTATTGCCCGAGTGCGCTAGAATTGATATTTGCAAAAAGTCCGAACACAACAGTCGCCCCGCGCTCGTTAACATTCTCATCTGAGTGCAACACGACTTTAGACAGCACCTTTTCAGCGAAGAAGCCTGATACAGTCACCATCGCCCCTTGTGCAGTTACCTCGTATACAGTTTTCTGAATAATGCCTGTTTCCGGACGTCCTGTGTTGCGCACAAACTTCGCATGTTTGTTCCAGTCTTTCGCGGCGAGGTGTATGGAAAAGTCTCCGGGCTCGGTCCACTTGCGATTCCATGTCACTTCTATGAAGTCGAGATCCTCTAGGCGATTCATGAACTTGTCAAAGAACTGTATCATACGCCATCATACCTCCCTATATACTCTATGCTCGTCCTCAGTGCAGAAGCCCCCGCCTCTGCGTCGACCTTGACAACATTGTCGCCGTAATCGAGCACAAACTGCCTGAAGTCGTAAGGGTCGTCACCCATTCCCATCGCTAGTATCTTGTTGTTATGCACTGCATAGGAACGAGATGTATCAATTGTGATCGTGTCGCCCTTCTTGAGTTCTACATTCAGAACAGCAACATTGTTGTTAACCTTAACGGTGATATTCTTCGCGTAGCCTTGCGACTCAATCTCGATAATAGGCTGTGCGGGCGAAGAGCCAAGGTATTCGATAACCTTTTCGGTTGCGACCTCTTCTCTTGAAAAGTTCCGCTTCGCACCTCTCCTAAACGCATGAGGCCACGCCCATAGAGGTTGTCTCTTACTAAAGCTTGTCTGATCACCCTCTACGGCGAACAAGTCGGCATGCGGTGACAAGAATTTGATTGTCATATCCGGACGCTTGTAAACGTTCTTTGTCGGAATTGACTTGCCAGTAAGTTCGCAATCCTTCGCGATTCGAGTTACTCCGTTATAGGTGATGTATAAGTCGACTCTATAACGGTTGTTGTGGAATCCTTGAGCCTTCGCTCTAGCCTCGTGATTCTGTGCCTGTGCTGTAATAGTTATTTCCCTCGGGAGTCTGCGCTTTCCGGTGATAATTGCACCATCTCCAACTCCTCTTGCTTCTTTCGAAACTTCTATATCCGCAGCATCTACCCCCGTAACAGAAGTAGTTCGCCAGTCGTCTGATTCGTAGTGAAATATTAGGCCGTCACTACGAACGGCCTTTAAAACTAAGTTATGTATCATTATTGTGCTCCTGCTAGTCCTAGCTTTGCGGTCTCCCACGATACTGCTCTAGATACGTCCGCCGGTGACTTCCAAGGCTGATTGAAGTTGATAGTCTGATTAACTTCAACATTTTGGCTTGAGCCAGTAGCACCGAAAATTCTTGAACGCTCACCACTAATAGCTGAGGCTATAGGGTTAATCTCTGGGGCGTCTATCAAGAATGCGTCCTGCACTAGCCCCATTTGTTCGCCTATAGAATTGAGTAGTTTGTCTGTGTTTCTTATAATTCCGACGTCCATACCTTCGATAAGCATCTTACCTACCCAAGTGGTGAACCTTGACGGCGAGTTAATATCGAAAATACTCTTTAATTTCGCTTTACATTTTGAGCCAAGCGAACTAATTAAGCCGAATACCTTGCCGAAACCAGCCTTTATACCGTTGATAAGCCCCTGTAGGAAGTGAACGCCTATGCTATAGAGACTGCCCAGAGCGCCACGAACTCTGCCAGGAAGTGACCTTGCGCCACTAATCACTGCTGAACCAGCCCTTGCAAATCCGCTACGTATACCGCCCACAAATCCCACTAGCCAATTGATAGCTATTGACACTAGCGACCCTATTCCACTAATAATCTTGCCAGGGAGTGATGTCGCAAAGTTCCACACCGCATTGATCACGTTCGCAGCGCCTATTAGGAAACCTTCGATAAACCCCCAAATCCAATTAACTGCGACCGTAACTAGACTGCCTAGCCCTCTGCCTATTGCATTTAGAACCGAAATCGCAAGGTTGCCAACAGCCGAGAGAATTATCGGTATGCACTTCACGATTCCGCTTACAACAGCAATTGCAATCTGAGGCAGTGCCGTAACAATAGCGAGAGCTAGCTTTCCCATACCAACGATAAAAGTCTTGAGGAAGCCCAAGGCAATGCCTTCGCCACCTTTTGCTCCTGCCTGCTCTCCTCCTTGCTTTGCGCCTTCGCCAGAACGAGTAAACAACTCGATAAGCACTTTAGGAATAGCGGTTATGACCGCTTGTAGTGCCTTCGGTAATCCTGTTGCGATAGCTTGCGCAAGTTGGCCGACTTTCTGGAATAGATACGTTCCGAGATTGTTCGCGAGTTGACCGAGTGTCGATAGAGCAGATGGCAACGCTTTCCATATAGCCTTAGCCACCGTTGGCAAGACATCGAATAAAACCGTCTTAATTCCTTCTACGGCGACTTTAAAGCCTGCGCCTATACCTTTTATCATTTCTGGTATTTTCGCCTTAAATGCAGCTATTTTCGAATGAATCAGAGCAACAGCCTTATCAACTCCACCTATCTTGTTTACCCACACGCCGAGAGCTGTTATAGCCGCCCCAACAGCAACTACTATTCCCGCTGGTGTAGCCATGAACGCAGCAATTGACTTACCCGCCGAACCAAGCACACTTGAGAGCTTGCCGACTGCCGACTGCATCCCTATAGGGATGTTGAGTAGTTTAGTCCCTAGTCCTGGTATAATCTTATCTACGCCGACACCGAGGTTAAGCCACATAGAATTGTGGAACGCACTGAAAAATTTCATTGCGCTAGTCATTGAGCTTCTTATTGCCTCGTTGAATATCGCCCACTTCTGCACAGCGTAGAACGTAACCATAGCTGCAGTAAGTGTGGTAACCGCTACCGTTACCGCTCCGATTAATTTCGGATACTTATTTAATTTTGAAGCCACCGCACCTAGATGAGGTACGATGCGCGTTAGCAAGTTGTACAGTGGTTTAAACGCATTACCTGCCAAAATTTCGAGGTTGCCCTTTAGTGCGTCAACTTGCGCTGCAAAGGTCTTACTCCCCTCTTTCATGCCATTAAAGAACTGTCCGCCTTTAGAGGTTGCGTGCTCAATTGCTGCTTGTACATCCTGGAAACTGATTTTTCCTTGCGCCATTTGGTCTTTTAACTCTTGATATGTGCCTCGCCCCATTTTGGATAGTTCCTTTAACGGGTTAAATCCCGCATTGATGAACTGTAATAGATCCTGCCCCATCAACTTTCCTTGTGACGAAACCTGCCCGAACACAAGCCCCAATTGCTGGAACTTCTCCTTATTCCCGAGGGAAATGTCACCCAATCGTCTTAAGTGTCCGCTAACACTCTTAGAGTTAACACCGAACGCAAGTAGCTGTTGCGACGCAGCTGCTAAATCAGTTGTCCTAAAGGGCGTTTTCAAAGCTAGCTTTCGCAGTTCTGCCACGTGTTTATTCGCTTTCGTGGCACTGCCTAGCAACACCTTGAACTTGCTCTGAAAGTCTTGCATCTGTGAATTATATGCAATTCCCATCTTCGCTAGTCCGACGGCATGCTTTGCTACAACGAACCCCATACCAGCGGTAAACAGTTTCTTAACGGTAGACATGCCAGTGCTGACACCTTCGCTTTCTACTTTGGTGTCAAATATAAGTGTACCGTCTGCCATTATTTGAATACCTCATCAAATTTCTTTCCTGCTACCTCTTGCTCCTCAGTTAGCTTTCCAGGAAGTGCGAATTTATCACGTAGCTTTTTATAGTCAGGATCATCCCCGTCATATGCTCTTATCTCAATAACCTTGGATAGGGCTGTATTGGGAGGTAATCCGTCTAAAAGAGCCTTGAACTTGTACCAATGGAGCTCGTCGGACTCTAAATCGTATAAATCTATGTTGTATGCTTGCTTAAACGCAGCATAAATTAGGTTTTTGTCGATTTTAAAATCTAAAACATTGACACTATTCTCGCTTTGCTCAACTTCTTTGCCACAGTGATAAAATTCGACTATCTTCTCTATTGCACTTTGAGAAAAATACCGCATAAATGACGGATTTTTGCCTAAAAAAAGCACAGATAAGTCCTCTAGCTCGGGTAATGCGAGCCAAAATCGGAAATCTGTGCGTATAGGGTACTCAACATCGTCAATTATCAGCGATTTAGGTAGCCTTCTAAAAGGTAACTGCATTATTTTAGTTCTGATAGGTTCGCAACATTGCGCAAGAGCTCGTTTGCCGCCGTAAATGCTGGTCTATCCATCTCTGCAGCCTCTTTTCTCATCATGTACTCCGTTAACGGAGCCATGTATACGTCGTCAATCTCCTTTACAGCAATAGCAGACTCGACAACGGAAATCTGGTCAGAGTCTGCCGTGCCGAACACTTCCTTAATTCCCTCTCTTCCGATTGTTGCCTCTAGCACCTTCATTGCGCTGTTGTGAACTTTTACATCGCCTTCTCCGAATGTTGCGTTGAAGTCATCAAAGAGCTTTGCAATCTTCGGAGTTCTCTTAGGTAGTTCGAACTCCTTATCATTTAGAATAATTTCCATTGTTATATCTCCTTTGTGTAAATAAAAAAGAGGGACTGTTACATCCCTCCTAAAAAGTGTATTAATTTAGTGATAACCTATGCGCCAGCTGCTTTGAATTTAGGCTTTCCGCCCTCTTCTGTAACTGTGCCCTTGATGACTGTACCTCTGAGCTGTAGGTCGAACTCAATCTTGCCATCTACTGCATCCAGAGTCTTTACAACTACAGTTGCTGGTACGTTCCAAGCTTTCCATGTACCTGTCTTTGCAGCATCCTCATCGAACTTGTACACGAGCAGAAGGTCTACAACTGCCTCGCCTCCAGTCTTGAGGTTGTAAGCCAGGTCCCAAATAAGGGCAAAATCTGGCTCCTCTCTGTACATCGTGAGAGGAAGTCCGCTAATCTCTGGCTTGTACTTGTCAAGCTCGATGGTTGGATTCTCATCAGCAATGTAATCGTACTCCTGTGTACTTGCACCGAACTCTAACTTGAGCTCAGTCGCCTTCTTAATTCTTGTGTAGTCTGTCGCGCCCTTGCCTTTTAAGAATAGTGCGACTTCGTACTTTTTAACCTTGCCTTCACCTTTCATTAATTAATTCCTTTCTTATGATAAGTGATAAGTGATACCGATTGAGATCTGATAAACTGCGTCGTCGTTTTCGATATCAATCATATAATAACCGTTTGCAATAAAAACACTCTCGATACCCTCTACATCTGGTAGGTTGCCAATGCGGTCTTGCTCCTCTATCCAATCCTCTAAGACTGCCATAAAGTTATTTGACCACTTCCTATCGTGTTCAAGCTGTGCGTCTTTTCGAACAAGGAAGTAATAATACTCACTAACTATCTTGGAACCGTCCACAAACTCGGTGACATCTCTTTGCGCTTGCTTGTAAACCCCAATGCGGTCAGCTCCCTCTTCAAGTCGGTCAGTATCAATGTCCTCTATCTGAATAATTTTGCAACCGCTCAACCACGTCTTAATTTTTTCGCTTTTCGTCACCATTTTGTTACTTCTCCTTTGCGCCAGCGACTTGTGCCGCCACTTTTAGTAATTTGTTTCGTCCGCCTTCCTTCTTCATGCGCTCAAACCAGTAATTACCCCTTTTGGGTGCCCCCTTAAAATGAGCCGGGCGATAATACCAACGCCGAGCATACGGAGTCCTATACACGACTCTGCCGGAGCCAATTTTTGTGTGAATTGTTCCAGAACGCACCAGGTCGCCAGAGTCATGTGGTACGTATGGTTCGCAGAGTCTTAAGACCTCTTGATCAACAGCTCTCTGAACCTTACCGCTTGGCTCAAGCCCTCTTTTACGGAGTATCTCTGCTATAGGTCGCATCTCGACTCTTGCGTCTTTGATTTTGAACCCCATTATGATGTAAACCTCCAATGTCTGAGCCTATCTCGAAGCGAGTTGTCGGTAAACGTGCGAATCGTGAAGAATTGATAGTTCTTCTTGATGTTTTCAAACTCGCGATTAGACACATTAGTCATAGGACACTCCCCGAGGACAATAATGTCTTTTCCTTTAGTGTCAAAGAACAACCTATTCTTCATGTCACCTTTTATAGGAATAGTAACCGATATTTCTTTAGTCTTAAAAACTTTACCACTACTATCCGTAGTGCGAACTATCTTCTCTCTCCACTGGCAACCTTTTATAACAAAGCGCTCCCAAAAATAGTCGTCGTCGCTCGTAGGATACGAACTATACATTGTTATTGTGTCAGTAAAATTCATTACATACACCCCGTCAATCCTGTACCGGATAGAGCTTGTCTTACCGCTCGTTCTAGTCCGCTCTGCCACTCAGCCTCACCGACATAGTGCTCGGAGTATCCGTCGTTAGACACGATAGATACCCCTGATACACTTGCCCTTGAATGTAGTTCATGTATAACTAGAGCGATTACCCCCTTGACTCTATCATAACGAAAATCTTCCGGATGATCCTCGTTAACCTCTTCAATTCGTCCGCCAGTAATACCGAGTAGTATCACTTTCGCCCTGTTATAGAGTCGGTCAACTTCCACATCTTCGTCATTATAATAAGTCTGGTATTCCTCAGTCATCATTGATAGCATTTAACTACTTCTTTCCGCCTTCCTTTGGCTCTTCCTCTACGATAACTTCGTCTGTTGCCTCATCGAATTCAAGTCCTATAACTCTGCTCATGATTTACCTCCTATGCTACTTGCAAGCTCCAGCGATGCCGTTAGCCTTGTTAACGTACACGTCTGCGATACCAACCTCGCGGAAGTTGAACTGCCAACCGTCCGCATCCTTGTTATCCTCTGGAGCGATTGCCTTGTTAACGTTTCTCTTCTGGTACTGGATAACTGCAGAAGGCTCAACGATTAGGAAGTCAAGCGACTTGCCTGTAGTAGCCTTCTTGTATCCGCCCTTCTCCTGCCCGCTTGTCTTTCCGTCGTTTACCTCGATAGCAGTGAAGAATCTGCTAGCTGGAACCTTCTGGACGGTAGCGAACTGTTGCATGATCTCTTTTGACTTAGTTGTGTCAAGATCTCTAATCATTCCGTACACTGTTGGAGATACGAATAGAATTCTTCCGTCCTCTGGCACTTCGTTATCTGTCATAGTGTCGTACGCCTTTGATATAGCCTTGATAGCAGATGCACCGTCTGTAATCGTGCTAGTTGCGATGTTAGCGCCTGCCTTCTTGCAGTAGTTTGCGAATCTGAATGCGTCTAGCTCTGGGATTACCTTAGTTCTTTCAAACTCAGACGATAGTCTTCCGAACGCAACTCCTGCCGTTGATGCATCGTCTTCAGCATCTACGAGGAACTTACGACCTCTATCGAAGTTACACTTAACAGTCTCGTTGGTGAGTTCTACACTTCCCATAGTGTATCCTGCAGAGCGGTCGTAATCTGCGAGTCCATCCATGTCAATCTTTGGAATAACAAGCTCGTCTGCATTTGCGCCCTGCTGTGCTAGCTCTTGAGCACCGTCGAGTACTGCAGTAACAGAGGATGTCTTGTAAACCTCGTCTAGTAGGTCAACGTACATTTTAAATTTTGAAATCTGATTTGCCATTGTTTAGTTTTCCTTTCCTGTTGGTTTGAGTCCCATAACAGCCCTTGCAGTTGCCATAGCTGCGTCATTTCCGTCTGTGCCTGTATCAGTTCTGCCCGACGAGTCAATTCTTGCACCAGACGGCTTTGCGTCTGATCCGAACAAGAAGGATGTATCTTCCGATTCTTTCAGCGCCTTAATTGCTGCGTCGATGTCGTTAGTCCTGTCCTTGCTTGCCTTTAGCTCATCAAGTTTTAGCTCAGCTCTGATACTTGCCGTCCTTCTTCCTCCAGCCTTGGTAATCGCATCATCTAGGAGCTTGTCAAACTCCGCGCCCTCTAGTTTGCTCTGCATTTCCTCGATTGCCTTCTGGTGTGCTGCATCCTTCTCCTGTGCTGCACTTGTTAGCTCGGCAATCTGTTTCTGTAGCGATTCCTTGTCGCCAGCAGACGCCTTTAGGTCAGCGATAGACTTGCTCTGTTCGTCAAAGTCAGCCTTTACTTTGTCATACTGCTCCGCCTTTTCTTTTAGCGGATTAACCTCCGCATGGTGTGCGTTTAGTAGCTTAGTAATCAGCTCTTCGTCCGTGATGCCTAGCTGTTTGATTGAGTCTCTTGTTAATGCCATTGTGATTTATCCTTTCTTTTAACGTTGAAACAAATCCTTATGTTCCAACCAACTTGTATCAGACCTCACCTTTAACGCCGCAGTCCAAGGGCAATTAAAAAGCACCGCTTCGTTGCGATGCTAATTAACTTATTTAGTTGTAATAAAAGACGCGGAGCCCGAAGGTCATCCGCGTACGTTCCGTATTTAATTTACGATACAGCCCTTTGCATATTCTGCTTCTTTGTATCGTTTCGCGGCCGCATAGTATGCCTTAATTTCGTCAGAACCGTGTGCAAATAAGTAATCCTCTATACTTAAATTTGAATCAGAGGACAGATACTCCTCCACAATTCGCTGCTCTTCTAGTTCTATAGTTTTAGTTTTTTCCGGCATAATGTTCCTCCATCACTTTTACTATCGTTTCGGATAGTGCGTTTCCACTACCCGCGCCCATCACTGTCTCAACAGAATAAGCGAGCACCTCAAACGATTTATGTAAATCATCAAGTTCGCCGACGATCCCAAAAGCAAGTTTCGTATACCTCCTGGATGTTTGTCGCAGTTTTAATTTTTTCAAAGCCTCGGAAAACACGTCGTCTGCAAAAGAGTGCGTACCATATTTAGATTTATATAAATCCGCCGCGTGTGCCGCTTCGTGAAGCCCTGTTCCGTAACTCCCTAATCCAAGTTTACCAATCTCCGAGACTCCGTCAGTTTTTAACTTACCGTACACTTTTAATTTAGGGTTGTATGATATTTGCCTAACTGCAGATGAGGAGCCAGGGAATTTATCAAAACAATCATCATACCCCGCCAATACAATTTTAACTCCATCTAATTTCTGCTTATCAAAACCTATTAGTGTGATGGCGTGCTTTTTAGCAAAATGAGTCTTCACGTCATCTAATGAATTCATGTTCATTATACTACTTTTACTCACGTTTCGCAATTCTTCTATGCTCGTGATATTCCTCGCCCGATGCAAAACATCGTGGTTTTTTACAACATCGTGTCTTGCCCCAATATACTCAAAATCTCGCTTATACCCTTTAACGTAAAGCCTTTCAAGATTCTGCTTAAGCCCCGCCTTACTGCAAAACCTTGCGTATCGCTGTTCTTTTGCCTTAATAGCCGCTAGCCTTGTCTCGTCTCCACCTATATACTGCCTTTTGAGCTCTCGTAGTTCCCTCTCAAGCCGTCTCTGTACCTGCGTTGCCTGGTAATATGTGTAGGTTCGTCCGTCAACCGTTACGGGCTCGGGGTCTTTTTCAATCGGATTAGGCTCAGATATACCCTCGAGAAACGGGTAAAACGTATGTCGGCAGTTGTACCCACACAAGCCTAATGGGTCGTCCGGATACCCAGTAACATCAGATAGCTTATATATTTTGTAGCCTAGTCTCTTCTCTTCCTCCGGATGTTGTCTACCGCTTATGCTGTACACTCTTCCTTGCCAGTATGCGTGGTCAGCGTGTCCATCACCCTCACGGGCTCCTGCATGTGAGGATACTTCTACAAGGTCTGTTCCAAGCTGTGTGGCGTTGTCCATTGATATTTGCGCAGCCATTTGACCTAGCGTAGTGCAAACCGCAAGCGCAGCAGCTACATCAATACCTCTTGAGATACCAGAACCGAAGTCAACGTGTCTAATTCCACTCTTCTCGAGTTCTGAAACTACTTTCTCTATTGCTTGTCCGCTTGAGAAAGTCCCCGTAGCTACATTCATTATCATGCTATCCATCGCATGACTAAACGCATTATCTATCCTTATAGGCGCTCCAACGAATTTAAACCCGGTAGAGTGAGTAAGGTTCTTTAGTTCATGAGCTAATCGGTGTGATGCTGTGGTGTTTATCTCAGCCAGTTCAGAGCTGTGTCTGAGATGTCTTCCCTTTGACTTCCAGAAGGCTAAATCGTCGTTAAAAGCCATTGTGCCAGCTCGGCTTACAATATCATCACCGCGCTCTTTTGCGTCCGATACAAGCTGTTTTATGCGGTCTCTAACGGCTCTCTTGTAATCGAGTGTGTTCTTCGCAATCATAGCTTGATACGCCTTGTCTGCTTTGAGCTCTCGCATGACCTTGTTCCGAATCTCCATCGGCTTATATCCCAAAGCCTCGAGAGTCTTTGCCTGTAGTTCTGCAGTTTCCGTCCAACGCGATTCCTTACGAACTCTACGAGCAATGTCTTGTATAACGTCTTGCTCTAGTTCCTGGAACAGCGGTATCATTTCCGCAGATAGTTGCTCCTTCTGTCTATCCGATAGCATATCGAATTACTCCTCTATAGGTTCGGTTGGGCCCGCCTCTGCTCCGCCTTCGTTGTACCACTTTGTCGCATCCTCTTCGGATAAGTTGTACTTCTCCATAAGGTAATTGATAACCAACTTCGGGAGCCCAAACGTTTGCGCATCTTGACGCATCGCTTCAAGCTCGCTCTGTCTGTCGATGATAAAACTGTCGTCGTATCCGATTGTTACTTCGGAATCAAGTGCGTAATCAGTTTTATTAAATGCATTCGAGAACCACAGCAGAGACTTGATTATCCCCTCTATGTAGTCGGTCAAATTCTGCCTTTGTTTGTTCAGCTCTTGCATAGAATCTTGTTTGGTTCCGATGTATTCCGTCGCAGTCTTTATTTGACCGTTTTCAAAACTATACTTACGTGAACCGTATCCGAACTTAAGCGACAGCAGTGAGAGGACAAGCTCGAAGGAGCGAGTGATCTCGTCTACTCTAATCTCCGGATTAATTTCCTGTATCAGTGAGCCTTCCTCCGGAAGAGCTTGCCCCATAGACACAAACAGCTTCTTGTGTTGCTTGTTCGGTGTTATTGGCTTTCCAGTTTCGTCAAACTTGCAAAGAGCTTCATTGTACAGAATCATCTTGTCGGATTTATCCAGGTCGCCAAAGAGCACGTTGAAAACTAAGTCGACCGCCTTCAGCTCCGATATAGCACCATACAATTTTGGTAGTCCATATCCTTGCATATCAGTGAGATTATTAACGGCCGCGGTTGTCAGCACCGCAAACGGCTTAATTTCGCCTAGTAAAACTTCGATGTGCTTATCTACTATCTCTTTACCATTATGGTCAAGCACCACAGTAGTCGCCCTATATTCGTTGTTAACAAGTTCGAAAAGCACGATAGTTGTCTGAGTCTTGCCGTTGAGCGTATCCTCAGAAGCGAAGGCACATTCGGTAATAATCCCCTTCTCGACATTTAACGGAAATATACCCTTTGGAGGAACATATACAATCTCGACTTCTCCGCCCTGTAGCTCTTGCGTATCAAGTACATCAGCACCAACAACTCGAACATATGCTGCAACAGTCCCCTCTGCTGCGATTAGCTCTAGCTGTCTTCTGATATTCTTCTGAAAGTTTTCTCTCGCAAAGACCTCATTGACGTAATCGCTACACGCTCTGTCCTCGATGGTCAAATCAACAACTTCGCACAGATTCGCATCGTCCTCACATACCCTTTTCGCAAAACCAGTTCGAGCCACTTCGTACTTCTCTCCGTTAACTGTACAGCGGTCATGGAATCCTTCTATCGGCTCAGTTCTATACCAACTGTCGCAGATGTCTATCAGCTCTAGGGCCTTTTTATTCGTCTGGTATCCTCTTTTGTTGAGGAACTCAATAATATGCGTTCTCACTTACGCCCTCCTATAGGATGAAAATAATTTATGAAGTGACTCCATGAATAGAAGTCAGCATCGTATGTGTCTACGTCCGTTGAGAAGTCATCAAGTAACTTCTCGTCTTTGCTTTTGCTGTCGTACACCATTTCACTAATCGAATCTGCAATCGGTTCGCAGAAGTCCTTTACCCACATGAAACGTCCTGTATTTATGACAGCATTGTATGCTAGCACCCTGTCGCTAAACTCTGTCTTGCGACATCCCTTCACGTTAACGCCAATGCGGTTAGTCGTACTGTATAGTGCTAGTCCATTCAGTATAAGTTGCTCCGCGTTGTCAACGAATGCAGCTGTTATTGGCACTCCTGGATAAAGAGTTCTGACCTCGTTTACAAACTCTCCAAAGGTGTTATATATCTTCTCTGGATCAACTGTGCCTTTACTGTGCACAATGCGTTTGTAATACAGCCGTATCTGTTTTTCAAAGCCTTTTGTTATCCCAGTAGCGACGAATGGTGTATGTGACTTAGTTCCGCCGATGTCTATGCCGATAAAAATCTGAACTAGCTTATGTGCGTTTTGCCTCTCTCCAACTGGATTTAGAGGCATAAGCTCATCGTAGCTGATTGCGTACTTATCTGCATCATCTGCAAACTGTGGATGTACAAGTCCTTCAGCTCCAACCCATAACCCTTTTATAAAGCGCTTAAAAAAGACACCAACGAATTGGCGTCTATATCGTTCCTTTATTGCTTCCGATAACGACAGATTGTCGTCCATAGTGAAGTGTAAGTATATGAGATCCTTGTCGTCTGCCTTGTCTATCCAGTTGACTTTGAACCAGTGACGTGGTCTATCCGGGTTGCAATTGAACCACCACTTAGACCCCTCCAACGAGCATCTAGCCGTTGCCTGGTTAACGAACGACTCAGGCATAAGAGCAACTTCATCGAAGAAGAACCCCGCAAGTGTGATACCTTGTACAAGGTCTTGCGATCGTTCGTCCTTACCGCCGAAGATGTAATAATAATTCGTTACACCGTTGCGACTTACTTCAAGTAGGTTGTCGGCTCTATGGTCTTTGAATCTATAACCTCTAGCAAAGAGCATCAGCTTAAGAGGTTTTAAAACATTTCGCCTAAAAGCCCCGATAGTCTTACCAGCCATACCGAAGTTTTCGCCGTTAAACGTCTCCATCGACCACATAACGTAAGATAACGCCATCGATACGGTCTTGCCCGAACGGATAGCCCCATCCGCAATAATGCCGTTCTTATCCTGTACGGGTGACTCTGGAAGCCACCACGTAAGCACCTGCATCTGTTTCCTGCTAAACGGTTGGAACCTAAATACTTGCGTTAGTCTTCCCATACGTCTGTAACCTCGCCCTTGAGAGCCTCGATAAATCCATCGTCTTGGTAAGTATCTGCGCCATCGTCTCCTTTTGCTTTAGCAGTCTGAGCCTTAATTAGATCTATGCGTGACTTCTGCTCCTCCGTTGCCATATCCCAATCACGGTGTAGCATCTCGTCATACTGCTTGATTAAGCTCCGCAGTTCACCTTGAGCCCTCGCTTGTGCCTTGAGGAAGTTGTTTTGCTTATCCCATGCCTGTTGAACTTCCCATTTTGCGCCGACTATATTACCTTTTTTGGCCTCTACTTGTTCAATCGTCTTGTCATATTCATTTTCCACAAACGCAATTCGCTGCGCTCTGATAATGGCAGCATAAGCAATCTGTATCTGATGCCACAAGAGGTCAAGTGGATTAGCCTGCTCGACAGCCTGTACGATATCAAGTGTTTCCTCCGGGAGATACTTCGAAAAGAATCCGTACTTCTCGGCGTTCTTGTTGCCTGGTGGTCCCGTAGCGTTCTTGTTACCAAGCTGTGTGATAGAGTTTTTGTGTGCACCCTTTTTCTTTTTTTGTGTGCACCCTTTACGGTTCCAGTTATATCTCTTCTTCCACGACTTAACTGTGTTGAGGCTGACCCCATACTTATCGGCAATATCTTTATACTTCATGCCGGACGTATAATCCTGTTCGGCTAACCTATGTTTATCATCTGCCAACGCCTCTCTACACTCCTTTCGTCGTTTTGTAAGTATTAAAAAAGAGCCCCGAAGGACTCTCTTTATCGTAATTCACTTTTCATTGGACAAAAGGTTAATTCCTTTTCCCCATGCTTATTCCTTCTTTGGTCATAATACAATCTGTGGTGATAATCAATAAGGTAAACCTTAAATGTACACGCATTATACGTGCCTATAACCCTAAGGCCTTTATTAAGCCCAATTTGGTATATATCTTCATCGCCCAAAAGTTGCCTAATAATTTCAGATACATCACATGACTTATCAAATTCGGAAAGAGCGCGCCCCACGCAGTTAATAAAGACAGCTCTTTCTTTCTCACCAATTACATGAAAATGCACAGTTGGGTCCGCAGTTATCTCATGATACTTCTTTTCTTTTAGCTTAGAGTTCAACTCCCTTATCTGCCTAAATTTATCGACAAATTCATTTTCCCCTTTTAGGTAGTTATTGAACTTACCGCCGCTTAGTTTCACTGAATAATATAAGGCCCCAAAGGAGAAATCAAACTTTAGCCCTTCTTCTTCTCCCGGCTCATTAGGATTCTTTACGTTGCTCTTACTGTCTTCGTTATTACTAACTTTTCTTTTTTTATTTTTGCATTTGCCCTTTTTTGACACGACGTTATGACACTCTCTCTATATAACAATTAAAAATGTCAGAATCCTTTATTTCATTGGTACATATCTCTACAGGAGAACAACCCTCTCTTGCTTTAATCCAAGGAGACTCCTGGTGAGTGATACTTTCAAGCTGATTACCCGTATACTTACCATATACATCCCAAACCTGTTCTAGTACATCTTTTATATCTGTTTCAAACTCAGGAACATCGCTTTTTTGAGGAATTATATCCCCTCCATGTTTTTTGTACTTATGATAAAGCTCAGGGATTACAGGTCCATGAACCCAAGCCTCTATTCGAGAATCAAATAATTTAATATCTAAATCATTCTCACTTTCGTTCATCAAAGTTAGAACCCATGCATAAGCATAATAAACTATCTTCTGGAGTTTCTTAGGGCTCATGCTATCTTTACCTAAAAACCAATCAGCCACATCAAAAACAGTCCTCTTTGTCATGACTCCCTTACCTCCTATTGTTTTGGTAAAGTGTATCACGTTTCAGGTACTTTTACCAATTGTTTTTTTATATCACAAAAGAAAACCCGATACCAACTGGTACCGGGCAACACCTTATTAAGTTTGACTTTAAATGGCTTTTGTTTCAAGCAGTGCCGTGGGGTTTATTATCCCCCTCTCCAGCTTTGCTTGATTATACCATAAATCAGAGAACCTACTATAATCAACTATAATCAACTATAATTTTTTTAAAATCTCGCGATGTTTTTGGAAAATCCGTTGATTAGAATATCCAAATGTACTAGCTACGTCCTTCCACTCAAGTCCCACTAAGTATCTAGCATAAACAATATCGCGAAGAAACACATCATCAAATGTCTTCATAAAATCATAAGCCTTACACACTAATGCATTAAGTTCTAGAAGATTGCTGTTAAGCTCCTGCTGCAAATCTACCGCAGCACACAGACACTCACTTGCTGAGTCGCACACACCCGATTGTACCTTCTCCTTGTACTCTATGGCGCCACCTTCAGCTTTGCTCTCATAAAGTTCTATTCGCATCCTCGTACGTTTAATGTGCTTACGCAATTTAGGAATTCGCAGTAGCTCCTCTTTAGTTATCGTGCTCATTGCTCAGCTCCTTCATGGTCTCAAAAACACCTTGCCTAAAACCTGCAGAAACGTCTTTGCCCGCTTCATATAATTCTTTACAGTTTTCTGGGTTTTGCAACGAAGGCCCCTCTGATATTCGCCTAAGCTGTCTAGCAATCTTATAGTCCTTGTAGAGTTCCACGACCTTATCAGCACACATAAGTTGCTTTATTTGTTCGGTCATGATCTCAACGTCAGCAATCTCTTCGATGATCGACTCCTCGTCTTTAGACTCTATCGCCTCTATCAGCTCGTTAAGTTCCTCTTTGCACTTCTCTAGCTGGTGAAATTTCCCATAGTGGTATGCTATGTATTCCAAATCCTTGTTAATCATTCTGCACCTCCTAACTGCTCTGCATATCGCTGAGCCTCTCGCAGTGTATCGAATCTAATTGACTTGTGGTCTCTCGCATATACGTAATGCCCTCTAGCCGCCCACCTACAACCGCTAGTCAGTCTGATTGCCTCTCGCTCCGTAATCACTGTTACTCCGTACGGATTCGGAACGGGTATATACTCCTTCGTGTGTCTAAAAGCCCCGTAGGACTCTGCACTTAATATCCATTTAGCCATTCTGTGCCTCCTTAATCCTCTTAATTCGTGCCTTTAACGAGTCCATGACGAACTGCTGTACGTCGTCTTTCCTCGCTAGTGCTGCCATAACGTCCTCGTCTCTCGTCCCTTCGCACACTAGGTGATGCACGATAACCTTCTCCGTTTGCCCCTGCCTATGCAGTCTCTTGTTAGCCTGCGTGTATAGCTCGTAGTTCCAGTTGAGACCAAACCACACAACGTGGTTACCTCCTTGCTGCAAGTTAAGCCCGTAGGCTGATGATGCCGGATGCGTAAGTAATATATCTATCTTGCCCGCGTTCCAGTCGTCCTCGTCCTCTGTCGTCTTAAGCTCTCTTACAACAAGCCCTGTCTTGGCTAGCGCCTTCTGTAGTCGCTCCTTGTCGTGCTGATAGTTATAAAAGACTAGGGCGTTCTTACCGGATGCGCTAAGGCTCTCGATAAGCTCCATAAACGCCTCTATCTTGCAACCATGCACCTCGTGTACACTGCGGTCTTCGCCGTAGATTGCGCCGTTACCTAGTTGCAGTAGCTTGTTAGATAATGCAGCTGCACTCGTAACAGTTACCTCGTCGTCCGGAAGCTCAAGCACCATCTCTCGCTCCAGCTCTCTATAGGCTTTTGCAGCTTTAGGATCTAACTCAACGGGTACCTCGTGCATAATGCAGTCTGGAAGCTCTAAGTAATCGCTAGCCTTCATGGATACACATATATCCGATATAGCGGACAGTATCGCCTCTTCCGAACCCGACTTAACGCTGTACTTGTACACAATGCCGTTGTGCCTTGGTCCTGCATCGAAGTATCTTTCGCGGAAGCCCGCATACCTTGTGCCTAGCCTTGCGCCTTCGTCCAGTAGATACAGCTGTGCCCATAGATCAGCAAGTCCGTTAGGTGATGGTGTACCCGTCAGCTCTACAATTCGCTTTATTCTAGGTGCCATTGCAGACAGCGCCTTGAATCTCTTTGCCTTATGACTCTTAAAGCTAGACGATTCGTCTATGACCACCATGTCGAAAGGCCAATCATTCTTGTAAAAATCGACTAGCCACACCACATTTTCGCGGTTGATGATATATACATCAGCTGGCTCATAAAGTGCCCTTATACGCTTTTTTTCGCTGCCTAGCACCCTGCTGATGCGTAAGCACCTTGTATGATCCCACTTGTCTTTTTCTTTTGACCATGTGCCCTCTGCAACCTTCTTAGGTGCGATAACAAGCACCTTGGATACTGCGAAGCGGTTATACTTAAGCTCCTTGACTGCTGACAGCACTATTGAAGTTTTCCCAAGTCCCATATCCAGGAACAGCCCTAGTCTAGGTGTATCGATAATGCGATTAATGCAGTGTCTCTGATAATCGTGTGGCTTATATTCCACCCCCGTATCACCTCCCAAGTCTTCGCTCTAGCCTATATGCTGCGGTCTCTAGTCCGAACTCCAGGAAGAAGTCGCGAACCTCTGCCAGCCCATGTAGTACTCTTACCGTCTGCCCTAGTTCAGCAATCTTCTTGCGCTGTAGTTCCTGCAATTTTGATAGCCTACCTGTGTCCGTCTTAAGTTCGACAAATACTATTTGTCCTCCAGGCAGCATCGCTATTCTATCTGGCACACCGTCGTTTCCTGGGCTGGTGAACTTATATGCTTTGCCACCCGCTCTCTTAATCTCTGCCGTGAATATTTTCTCAATATCTTTCTCAAGCATTTTATGCCTCCTCAAACTCGTCAACTGACAACTCTATTACGCGTATATAGGGTTAAAATATAGGATTTATAGAATTTATAGGATTTATAGACCGTATTTACTCTATATTTTTTATTTCTTATAGGTTTTTGGTTGACATAGTTGACAAATAGATGTAATTATTAGTTTTTCAAGGGTTTTAGCGTCAACTACAAGCGTCAACTTGCGTGTCAACTCTCTTTTTGCGGTTGACGTCGCTTTGTCAACCGTTTTTGTTGTCAACCGCTCTTTTTATCGAAAGGTTGACACCCTTTTGAATCCTTTTTGCCTCCCGTGTGGGCCACATCTTATGTTTGTTCTGACCTTTTCCCAACCTGGTATCTTCCTTAACACTCTTGCTATCTCGTTCCTATTCTGTGGTTTTAGATACTTAATATCGCCGTTAAGACACTCAGCCCATATTTGTGCAATGCACACTCTGTCCATTGGTTCAAGTTCGCCCTCATATGCTGCGTTACCATTTAGGAACATCCTGCGTTCCTGCACCGTCATATCTAACCAGTTAGTAGGCACTTTAGTGTCGAGGTAGTCTCGTATACTACCCTCAAGTGCGGAGTAATCGCTGTGTTCGTCCTGTACTTCAAGTGCTATAGCCTCTATCTCTTTTGTGAGAAATAGCTTTTCGCCTAACAGGTAGTACGCATAGGCTTCCGCCCATATCTGGTCTACTTCGCCTGGAAGATCATCCCATACCGATTTAGTAGGCTCATATACTCCCACGTCTATAGGCCAAAATCTGCGATTTCCCGTGTCATCTTTAAGGAACTCAACCTCGTTAGACGTCCCGAAGAAAACGCACCTACGGGGGTATCTGGCTGTCCTGCGGCCATATGGTGCACGGTATATATCGTCCACCTTGGATAGGAACTGCTTAACCGCGTTAACCTCTTGTCTGTTCATAGCAGTTAGCTCTCCTACTTCGACTATCCATATGCCTTGTATAAGCTCTGCAGCTTCCTTGCCCTCAAACGTGGTAAGTGAGTCGCTGAACCATGCTTTACCTATAGTAGATAAGAACGTACTCTTACCTATTCCCTGTGGTCCAGCTAATATTGGCATGTAGTCGTACTTGACGAAATCCCTCATAGCTCTAGTAACTGCTGCGCATAATGACTTACGCATAACCGCCCTTGTGTATGGGTTGTCTTCTGCGCCTAGGTAGTCGATAAGAAGTGTGTCTAATCGCTTCACACCGTCCCACTTGAGCCCCTTAAGATACTTCCTAACATCGTTGAACTTGTGCTTACCCGATACGATAGTAAGTGCGTTACCGAGTAAGTCCTTGCCTTTGATGTCATAGTAGAGCTCCATGTAGTTCGCATAATTAGCATCGTCGTTATCCGTCCATGGTCTCTGATCAGTTCCGCTGTCCCACGGAAGTGCTCCGAGCACGACGCCTTGGTTTGCGAACTCATCAATTGCAATCTTGTCCTTAAGTAATGGATCGTGTTCGAGTATCATTACTGCGTTGTTGATGGTCTTCTTAATCTGTCCGCCAGCGTCTAGTGCTAACTTCGATATCCAGTCGGTATCGATATCGCCTTCGTTGGTAGGTAGTAGGTTATCTTCCTTAAATGCCTCGTTGGCCGCCTCGATGCGCTCCTTAGCCATGATATCGGTTACAGCCTTGTCATTAGCTGCTAGAGTCTTCATGGCGAGATATGACGGCATTTTAGCAGTAGGTGTACCCTCTTTCGCGTCGTCGTCTCTATCGCCGTACATGTGTAGCCTTACGAGGTCCCACGCATTAACTAGCTGACCACTGCACGGGTCTGTAGCATGGTGAGAGAAGAGGAAAAGGTCACCGTCATATATAACTGCACCGCCTGCTGTACTACCGCCTGTATAGGTGTAGCGGTTAGTGTCCTCCGTAGGCTCATACATACCTGGTATGAACTTCTCCATTGCCTCCTGTATGGTATATGCCCTGCAGAACGCCCCAACTATACCGTGCTTGGTCGTTGGGTCTTCTTGCTTTGCGAGGCGCCTTTTCTCTATGGCATCTGCGCCGGGTATCTGTGGCCATGACGATATATCTTGCCAGTTATCATATAGAGCTAGTATGCCCTTCCCGGAGCAGAACGCATTATCGTATAACTCACACACGTACTGGCTATCACTTGAGCAGCTAGGCCAGTACATAAGACGTGATGCCTCGAACGTAGTAGGGTCGCAGTACACTAGCCCTATCATCTCGGCTAGCTTACGAGCTATTGGCTCGTATTCGTCTGCGGTTACCGTCTGGTCGAGTGGGATAATGACACGCAGCCTCGGTGAGTAGTCACTGTGCTTACGTGTGCTGTAGACAGCTGCAGCGCATCCTAGTGATCCAACGCGCTTAAGGATGTCAGTCGTACCGCCTCTAGGTACATTGTCGAGGTCGAGAGTGACAAGGTCGCGCCCCGTCACTGCATCAGCCTTGCGGCGGCCTCCTGCGAGGCTGCCTCCAACAAAACCACCGACGTCCTTAAGCTCGTCCTGCCTAGCCTTGGTGTAGCCTAGGTACTCCTGGAGTGTCTCCTTGGACTTAATAGGTGTCTTAAGCTTCTCGCAGAATTCTGACCACTTAAGGCTGCCAGTTACCCAGTTAATGGACTTGCGGCTGCCTGCGGTCGCTATTGTAATATGTCTATCGTTAATCATGAGTGTTAGTCCTTCATGTAGTAGTTTGATTCAAAGCCTGCGCCTGATAGTGGGAGCCCTTCCGCCCACGGTATCGGTTTGGCGAATATTGCGTTAACATCATCGAGCTTGTCTTCTAGCTCCGCCTCTATGACGATCTCGTCGTGTATGTGCATAACAGGCTTATATCCTGCCTCTATGCACCTGTGTAATGTTATCTCTAGACAGTCTCTAGCGATTGCCTGGACAACGTTCTCTATCAGCTTGCCGCCATACGTCTCTTGCGTCTCCCACTTCTTGTTAGACTGATTAATACCCTTGTACTCGATAGATGGGTGACCCCATCTGTTCGTGCCTAGTCCAGGTGAGCAGTAGAACAGCTTGCGACCAGACGGAAGCTCAATAGTGAAGTACTTAAGTCCGTTAATGATATCTAGTTCAGACCTTAGTGTGAGACCGTTAAGGTATGTAGTATCGCCAGTATCTATAGTGTGTATAGCGAGCTTGTTCATCCTGTCCCACAGCTGCACTATGTTAGGGTTAGCCGCGCGCCACTTACTCACGATATCGGGAAGTTCTTCCTCCGGGATACCCATGTTAAGAGCCCCCATTTGGATTAATGCGTTAGAGCTACCTTGATAACCTAGTGCTAGTGTGGCAACCTTGCCCTTTTGTCTTAGATCGCCATTGACTCCGTGTTTCTCGACCGGAACGCCAAACATCTGAGATGCAGTAGCGCAGTAGATATCACCGCCACTCTTGAATACATCTAATACCCAGTTCTCACCTGCTAGCCACGCTATTACACGAGCCTCTATGGCGCTGAAATCTGATACGATGAACTTCTTACCGTCTGCCGGGATAAAAGCGGTTCTAATCAGCTGTGAGAGTGTGTCCGGAACATTTCCATATATCAGCTTGAGCCCTCTATAGTTCGATGCTTTTACTAGCTCCCTCGCCTCGTCTAGTGTCTTAATATAATTCCGCGGTAAGTTCTGTACTTGTACGAGTCTGCCCGCCCATCTACCTGTGCGGTTCGCTCCGTAGAACTGTAGTAGCCCTCTTACCCTTCCGTCCTTACCTCTAGCATCCGCCATCGCCTTGTACTTCGATACGGACGACTTGCCGAGTTTCTGGCGAAGCTCTAGCGCCTCTCGTACGTTCTCCGGGAGGTCACCCTCTAATAAATCAGATACGGTTTCCTTGCGGAGGTTATCTACTTCGATGCCCTGAGCTATAACCCACCCGAGTAGCTGCGCGTTTGAGTTAGGGTTAGAGAGCCCTGTAATAGCCTTTGCCTCATCTAATAGCTCTGCTGTGCTCATATCGTCTAGTGCTAGAGCCCCTGTGAGTAAGCGGTCATCTATCGCAACACCTCTTGAGTTAATGCCAATATCCTCTACCCACGCTGCCCATGTTGCCTCTGGTACGGGGTGTGTAGTTAGCCTCTTAAGTATGCTACTCTCCGCCTCAACGTCTTGTCTGTTGTACTCCTTGAATAGCTCCCACTTCTCCGATGCGTGTTTAGGTAAGTTACGAGAGCGACTACCGTTAGACTTAGTAGGCTTGCACGGCTTACAGAAGTAGTTAATTAGTGCCTTGCCTGCTGATAGCTTCTGCTTATCTTCCGGAAGACCTATTGCCTTGCCAATCGCTTCTAGTCCTGCGGGATATCCGCAGTATAGTCCGTGTATCATAGTGCAGCGCCACTGCTCTATTGGTGTAGAGTATCCTGCCTTATTAAGGCATATCCACTCGAACGCTGCGTTAAATGCGTGCTTAATAACAGATGCGTCAGTCAGAGCTGCAACTATGTGAGCGGGTATCTTCTCTCCAGATACTAGGTCAACTACCTTAGTAGGCTGTGCGTCCTCTTTATAGGCAAAGAGGAGGACCTCAAAGTCCTCACTCTCTGCATACTTGTGAGCACCCGCTTTGCTGATGTCAACGCTACTGTATGTCTCTATATCAATACTTAGGTGCTTCATGTCGACTCCTTAAAATGGTACGTTGTCTACTGGCTGACCAGTGATAGGGTTAACTTGTGGCTGTGCCTGCTGTGGTGCACCGAATGCCTGTGCTGCTGATGGAGCAGCTCCGCCTAGTGCCTCTCCGTCTCTTAGCTTCTGAACTGGACCGAGTGAGCAACCTACTCCCTTCTTACCGTTGAAGTTATATGGGAAGAACTCTACATTAACTCTTGCATAGCAACCACTGTACACCTCACTGTGGTTGATGATTGGATTGCCCATTGCATCTACTACTTCTGGTGGATAATCAGCGCTAGATCTAGCACTGAATACCCAGTGTCCCTTGCACTCCTGTGGGAATGGAGTACCGTCCTGCTTAGTTCCGTCTCCGTCCCAAATTGGAGTAGGAACTACTGGCGGAACTACTCCGTTGTAGCATCCGCTAGAGCCCTTCTGCTTTGCCGCCTCGATTGCAGCGTCAATGCGCCCCTTGGTAGCTGTGTCTGTCTTAGGTAGTAGAACCGTTACGCTGTACTTTGGTTCCTGGCCTTCAATACTCGAGTAAGGTTTAAAAAGGTGTGCGTATGATAGTCTTACCTCACCAGTTGTTACGTTTGTCATGTCTCCGATTGCCATAATTAATTACCTCCGTTACTTAAATGCCTCATTGGCTGTTATCTTATTAGTGATAGCTTCTCTTTTATCTGTACTTGGTACGAGTGTAGGTTTACCTGGGCTCTTCACCACATACTCTCCCGCTACATCTGCGAAGTGCGCTTTACCCATTAACTTCTCCACTTGTGCCAATGTTAGAGGCTTGCGTTCATATAGCATTGCCTCGTCTGTACCGTCTTCTGTGATAGCCTCGAATGCTGCGTCCATATCCGTCCACGTTCTCGAGCCTCTACCTTCAACTGCTTTGTATCCGTCTACATCTCTTCCTGCTAGACATTCAGCAAGCGCATAGTCCTGTAGTTCCGTTAACCACTTGGCTACATCTTCGCCCTTACGTAGGTACTCGCCTACTTCCTCGTTAGTGATAAGTGGCGGCTTCTTGTCTATCTCGAATGCGAGTTCTATGTTCCTATCGGCTCTAGCTCTGCACTGCTGTCTTGCCCTGCAGAACCTACACCAGTCGCCCGGTGTATATTCGCCTTCGCCTTTAATGGCGATGTTAGCTAACTCCTTGACATCTTCGCCCCAATCTCTCAACAGTGTTACCGAGTACGCACTGCTATTAGTGTTGTCAATTCTTGGCTGTACAATGCTTATCTTGACCGTATCGATAGCGAATAACATCTTGTATGCCTCTAGTGCGCCTAGGGCATATATCATAAGCTGTGGGTTATCCTCTGCGGATACAGGTACGCCCTTGCCATACTTGAGGTCGATAATATGTAGTGTCTTCTCTCCTATCATCACGCAGTCAGCTGTGCCGAAACCGTCTGGTATATATGCTGTAAGATCTAACCTCTTCTCAATAGCGATGTATGGTGTCTTCTCAAACTCCATAGCCGCCTTACGGATGTATGCAACATAGTCGTCTGTGTATCCGTCCATCTCTGGCTGATAGAGTTCATTCTTCTTAATCTTGTTGAGCGTTCTAGTCAGAGTTGCCTTGCGGTAGCTCTGTGTGTTGAATAGGTGCTGCAGCTTCGCCTCTGCCATTTCGTGTGCGAGCGTGCCCTCTTTTGCTGCCTCCGAGGTAGTGTCTGGGAACTCCGACTCTAGCAATGCACTAGGTGTACAGTTCATCCATCTGTGTGCGCCACTTGCCGATAATAGCGCGTGTGCTCTGTCCTTGTGTCCTGCCATTAGATATCAGCTCCTAACTGTCTTAGATCAAGTGCGAATGCTCCGAACTTATCCGGCGTGAGTTCTGGTAGCGAACTTACGCCATGCTTACCTAGAAGTGCCGCGATATCATCCATCGATACACCTTTGTCCATCAGTGCAATAGCAGCCTTCTGTAGCTCATCTGCTGTGTAGCTCTTCGCCTCAGTTGGTACTGCTGTCTGTGGTGTAGGTGTCTGTGGAGTAGAGTCATCTGTAGCTCCACCGCCAGGAGTCCAAGTAGGTGTGGTGCTCTCTGGCATAGGTGCGGTTGTTGGCGTCTCTACTGGCTCTGCACTCGCACAGTCCATACTAGGTGCTTGTGGTAGCTCCTCTGCTGACTCTGCACTTGCCTTGCCGTGCGTCTTAATTGACTCAGCTAGAGCCTTAAGAGTTCCGTTCTTAGTTACTTCGATAGCCTCTTCTGCGTTCATCTGTAGTATTAATTCCATTTTTAGCCTCCTCAATCGCTTCTTGAAATTCTTTTATTTTTTTTTGCGTCGCCGAAGCTTCGCTTAATAACAACTTTCATGCCCGCCACCTAGTCTACTAGTGGCAGCACGTCGTCCGGATCATCTATGTATCCGTTGACGATCGCTTCCATTTCTTCATCAGTAGGCTCTTTGTCAAGCCTTGGGTCGTGCCAGTCGCACTCCGTTCTAGGAATTGTCCTATCTGTTCCAAGCATGTCCTTGAAGAAGTGTTCTAGTCTGCTCTCCTTCATGTGTTTAGGCTCGAGTCTTAAATTATTCATACTTCTTTCCCTCCATAAGTGCCTCTAGCTCGCTCAAATCGTCCTCATATTGATTCAGAGCTGACCTCAGTAGGTTTTTATCACCTATATAGAAGTCGCTTTCAGCCTCTTCTGCTTTATCCTTCAATAGATCCGTAACCGACTCTAGGTATGCCTTTGCGTAGCCGTATATGCGTTCTTTATCTAGCATTCTCTTCCTCCCTCTCTAACTCTTCGCTGTACACCATGTATCGGTGTAGCTCGGTTAAAATTATCGTGATGCCGACTAGCACCATTCCGATTACAAATGTTTTAAATATCATTAGTTGCCTCCTTATATGGCTGTGGAAGATACATCCACGCAATAACCTCTGTAACTCTTTTGTTAGAAATCATCAGATATAACCATGCATCCTCATCGAAGATATCTAGCCACACTCTTCTTCCGTCTGTGACTAGTACGGTTTCCTTATAAGGTGGCAGATTCGCAACCAGATTAGGAGCGCGGTCTTCAGCAGATGATTTTGTAAAAACTAATTTGTTCCATTCTGGAAAACTGTTGAATGCCATTAGTTACCTCCTTACCTCGCCCCACACATGTATAGGAATAACCACAGTGTCGGGATAAGTGCCGCCATGCTGATACACCCGATTAGCTCCTGTATAGGCGTGTTGCCGTTTTCATCGCACGCCTCTAGTAGTACTTCTTTGACTGAACTAAACAGCTCTCTCATTGTCGTCACCTCTCATAATCTCCAGTGCCCTTAGCATGGTGTAGAACTCCGTCTGCGCCTGTCTCGTAGCCTTGTCGAAAAGACCGAATCTATCGACCTTCTCTCTGTAAACCTCTTCAAGGCTCTTCACTTCTTGCGATAACTTCTCTAGGTTCTCCGACAGTTCAGCGCTAACCGTCTCGAACTCCTTTAAGCGGAATCGATACTGCTTGCCGATTTTGTAGATGCCCTTACAGCCCATCTGACCTAGCTTGCGAAGTACTTGCTCGTCTATCTGCAAGACTTCGGATGCCTGTTGCGTCGATATGAATCGTTCATCTATAGGTATAGGTGTGATCATGTTGTGCCTCCTGATATAGTGTTGTGATATACTCACCTCGAAAGGAGGTGATAAAGTGTCAAAGTCAAAGGTTACTTCTAAACGTGCAGCCTCAGCTGCATCTAAAGTGTTAAGAGACGGTCGCACGAGCAAGTCGTCTAAGACTGCTGCGGGCTCTGCTCTTTCGCAGAGACCGTCCAAGAAGAAATAATCTGATTTGTGGTCAGAAAGTCGTACAGTGAGCGTGCAAGCATCTGTACGGCTTTTTCTTTTAAGTCCATGTCTAGAGCCTCTGATATGCCGTGTATAACTTCGTGTAGTAACACTTCTTTCTTTTTTGCCTCTGGAAGTGATTCTCGGATGTATATAATCTGGTTATCATGATCAATCATCCCGTTAAGCAAATCGCTTTTACTAATTTCGTCTACAACCTCTACGGTGTATACTTGCCCCAGTATTTTTAGCGATTCCATGCGCATCCTCCTTTCTGTTGCTTTAATCAAATTTAATTTGATGAATCGGGCAAAAAAATATAGTCCAGCTTGATTCCATAAAGGGAAGCCAGGGCTCTAGCCTGATTAGCAGAAGGCTCTGTTTTCCCTGCCTCCCAATTTACAAGCGTTTGGGTTGATATTCCTAGGGCTTTCGCTACATCTCTTTGCGTAAGATTTGCATTAACCCTTGCTGCCGCTAAACTGATTTGTAGCATATCTATCTCCTTTCGTGTTTTTGATGTTTCTAGCATAAATCAAATTTAATTTGATGTCAACACAAAAATCAAATTATTTTTTATTTTGTTCTTGATTATCTGGTATTAAATCAATATAATCAAATTTAACAGGAGGTTGATACTATGACGGACGAAAAACAAAAGCTTTTATTTTCAAGCAACCTCAGCAGGTTAATAGAAGAGAGAAATTTAAAACAAGCAGAAATTGCTGAATACATAGGGGTATCACCACAAACATTCAACACCTGGGTGAAAGGCATAGCTTTTCCAAGGATGGGAAAGGTTCAGAAAATTGCAGATTTTTTCAATGTTCCTAAATCATACTTAATAGAGGAACACCCCGACGATGAACCTACCTACTACATCAAACCCGAAGCGGCCGAAGCAGCAAAAGAGCTTTACGAACGTGACGAGCTCCGTGTGCTGTTCGACGCGGCAAGAGATGTATCAGAGGAAGATATAAGGTACGTTGCAACATTGCTAGAGAAATTAAAGAAGAAGGAAGGTAAGTAACTGTGGACGAATTATACAGGGTTGCTTATGTCGATTTACCCTGTAAAGTTCACGGATTAACAGCCTATTATTATGAGGACGGACAAGCCTTTTATACCGTGTTCGTAAACGCAGGGGACTCGATGGAACGACAACAAAAAACACTACAACATGAACTAGAACACATAAGGAATGGCGACCTATGCACTATGCTATCTGTACAAGATCTAGAGGTATTAAGGCATAATCTGATATAGTCACTAAAAGGGTAAAAAGGACAAGCTAACAGAATCGAGGTAAGTTATGAAGAAACTAATCACAATCGCACTAGCTATCACACTTATGTTATCTGTCGCAATAGGACTGACAGGGTGTGGCGGAAAGAAAGCTGAAACTAAAAAGAAACCGTACAACCTAAGTGGCGAATGGAAGCAAGTCAACGGAGACGAAGACGGATGGCAACAGGCGACCGTTACAGATGACACAATTGAGATCTATTGGATGAGTGAAGACACGAAGGCTCTATATTGGTCCGGAACATACGAGAAGCCAACCAAGTATACAAAGGTCTACAAGTGGACATCAACGGCCAACAAGGAAAAGCACGAAAGTGCATTAATGGCATCCCAGGACGACACGAAAGAGTTCTCCTATGACGGCAAATACATCACATATAAAGCATCTGCACTAGGTGTGGAGAAAAAGATGAAACTTGAAAAAGTAAAGAAGTAAATAAAAAAACGCCCCTACGCCAATAGGAGCGATTCGGAGCTACTGGTATAAAGTCCAGTAACACAACACTATATCGATAATGAGTATATCAGTAGCGCCCATATATTACAACTAAGATGCGAAAATAGTTGTTATTAGGGCGCTTTTTGTGCAAAATTTGCAGAAAATTGGGAAATAATCGACATTTAAGAGGTTTTAGTATGTATATCGTAAAAGTCGGAACAAATAAATATAGGGCGACACTATCCCAGACGATTAACGGTAAGAGGAAAAGATACACCAGGACCTTTACAACCGCCAAGAAAAAGGATGCAGTCCGAATGGCGCAAGTGTGGGAGCAAGAAGTGCTGACTAAAGGCTCTAGCGACTATACCGTATATGGGCTTATTTCGGCTGTGTGGGAGACCGTAATAAAGAATAAATCACCTAATACCGTTGATGGATATAACACCTGTAAAGGGCGTATTTTCGCCACTATGGATGATATAGATGCGAGAGACCTATCACCTAGATGCATTCAGAGGTGGATTGATTTGCTGACCAATAAGGGGTACTCGGCCAAGACGATTAGGTCGACCTACTCAGTACTATCAAGGTGTTGCTCTATCGCAGTTGCGTGGGAAATTCTAACGACTAGCCCGTGTCATGACGTTATACTTCCAACTAACTCCCGTAAGTCTACTCGCATACTCTCTCCGTCTGAACTAGCTACGTTTATAAGCAACCTAGATACTCTCCCACTTGATAGCAAAGTTCTGTTCGAGTTAGCTTTATTTTGCTCATTAAGACGGGGTGAAGTGCTCGCAATTGAGGACAAGCCTATAGGCGATAGGATACTAATTGACAGAGCACGTTATCGCTCGAAGAACGGCATCGACTTTACTAAAGAGCCTAAAACCTCTTCAGGCAAGCGATACTGTGCAGTCCCCGAATTCGTTCAGAACGACATAGCTGATTTAAGAGATTTCCACGAGACAGAAAAGAAACGATTAGGCTCTGCGTGGAATGACAGCAAGTACCTCATCAAGGCAGAGGACGGAACTCCATTACGACCTCAAGCTGTTAATGAGCGACTTCGTAGGTATGTAAGTCGCATAGGTATTGATCACATTACATACCATCAACTGAGGCACACATATGCGTCTATCGTTGCTAGCGAGGGCACTGATTTAGTCACTCTATCGAGATTAATGGGTCACTCCAATAAATCAACTACTCTTAACATATATACTCACCTGTTTAAGGACGAGAGCGATATAGGTAAGGCGGTTGCAAATAACTTTGATGATATGATGAAAAATATTAAAAAAGTCACGAAATAGTCAC